AAGTGCCTGACCAGTGACACCATCACCGAAGTAGATGGTATAGGAGGCATTGGCACCCTCCTCCAGGAAGTAGATGGCACTGTTGCCATCAACGACGTTGAAGTCAGAGGCGAGCGTGAAGGTCGTTTTGGTTGTGTTGGTCTGGCTGGTCTGGACCACCACCTGAAAGCTGCTTGTGTCGATGTTCTGGTCAGTCAGGTTGAATGACTGCGTTGGGTTCGTGGATGAGTCCGCGATGAAGGTCTTGATGACTGGTGAGCCTTCAGCGATGATGATGCCACTGTAGGTGAAGGTGTTGGCACTGACAGAGGCTGTGTAGTTGTCCAGAGTCACGAAGTTGTAGCTGGTTCCATCCAGTGCGCTGGATGAGAACTGAGTGAAGCGAGGCAGTGTCAGGACTGCTGTGTTGTCACTGGCTGCTCTTGTGATGGAGACGTTGACCAGTGCCTGCGCACTAGTGGCTGAACGAGGAGTGTATCCGAGTGACTTGGCATGGCTCACGACGGTTGAACGAAGCACAGCCGTGTCGAGGAACATCTCATTAGCCACGAGATTCAGGTACAGAGCCTGGTAGTGGGTGTTGTAGGCCAACAGGTCCAACAGGACATTCAGTGCCGAGCCAGTAAAGTCGTAGTCAGCGAACTGAGACTGGCTCTGAAGGAAGGTGATGAGGTTGGTCTTGATGGAGTCGAAGTCAAGGCTCGTGACCTGCATCTTGGATGAGTTGGCTGTAGTTGACATGATTGGTTACCTGAGCCTCTCGAGGAAGACCGCGATTTCGATGGGTGTTGCAATGCCACCAGTGACAGTGAAGACGATAGTGACTTGGAAGCCCTCTAGTGGCTGAGTCACGGTCTGGACATTCACGGCCTGAATGGTGGCTCGTGGCTCGAAGTTGTTCAAGACGTCCTTGATCTCTTCGGCGATGAGGTTGGCAGTTACACCATCAGCGAGCTCGAACAGGAGCTTGCGAATGTTGCCGCCGATCTCAGGGTGAAAAGGGCGCTCATAGTGATTGGTTGACACGAGGCTCACGATAGACTGGACCACACTGTTCACACCAGTGACCTTCGTCAGGTCTCCTGTGATGGGATTCGGCGCGAATAACAGCGCGATGTCGCTGTACGTCCGAGTCTGAAGGGGTGTGTTTAGGGTGTTGGCCATGGCTGTCCTGAGGTGATCCTGTATTTAGCGCCATCTCACGACAGGAACAGGGCACGCTCCTTGGTTCGGCGTGCGGTCAAGCCTGGTAACACCTGACCAGCTGCCTTGTTCCAGACCAACAGCGCATCACCAGCGGCACACCACTGTTGCTGGTTGATCCTGGCTCGGAAGGTGCTCTTGAGGAAGTTGTTCGGACCGACGTTGTAGATGAAGGACAGGCATGCATCCACCATGTTTTGAGTGAGTTGCACGCTGACACCCTTCTGCAGCACAGGCAAGAACTTGGTTGTGATGGCATAAGTGAGGTACTCCTGAGCCGTGGCTCGGCTGATCATCTCACCGAGCGTGACAGGCTGGTCGATGGCGACACTAGTGGAGCCATAGCCAATTGTGTATGGTTGGGCACCAGTTGCTGGGTCTGGGTAGGCAGTGGCAGTGTCAGGTGCAGTGACCTTGGCGAAGCCCTCGAAGGACTGAATCAGTGCCAGTCCATTCTGGCTGATGGCCCAGGCACTGCTTGCCAGGAAGGTCTTGCTGGTTGGGTCATACATGCATGGCTGTGTTGGGATGCTCGTGTTGCTGCTGTCTGGTGCGACCATGGTGTTGTTGGCACCCTGTGTGAGGAACTGAGACTGCACGTAGGCCACACCAGTGACTGCATCAAGTTTGGTGACATCCACGTTGATAGGTACAGGAACCTCCTCTGGGCTTGCCTCGCCCGTGTTCTTGGTCAACCCACTGATAGCCCCAGGTAGACCTTTCGCCGTTCCGGAGCTTGCTCCGCTTGCCGAGCCAGGGGTGGACACTGGACCCTTGTTCACAGAGGCCAGGCCATTGATGCCCACCACACCACTGATGCCAACAGTGGTGCCCTGCATTGCAGCAGTGCCACTGGCCAGGATGTTGATGCTTGAGCCCTGCATGTTCATGTTGCCGCCACCCATGAAGTTCAGATCACCACCTGACTCAATGCTGGTGGCATCAGCGATGATGTCAAGGCTCTCACTGCCTGTCAGATGGATCGTGTCTGAGATGACAGTCGCGTCTTCACTGGCAGCGAGGTTGATGTTGGTGGCTGAGACGTTGAAGTCACCACCCACTGAGAAGTTGGCATCGCCCGCGACGTTGGCTCCCAGAGTGCCACCGACCTCAAGATTCACATCACCCTTGACAAGGATGTTGGCATCACTGTCAACCGTGATGAAGCATCGGCCCATGATGTGCACATACTCATCCGCCATCGTGATGGAGTAGTTGGACTTGGTGACCTTCTGGACACGTGTGCCAGTCGGGAACCACTCCACGAATGAGCCGGTGCGATGCGCGACGTGGACTCGCTCTGACCCAGGCGTATCATCAAGCTCAAACAGATGGCCTGACTCCGTTTGCGTCGCGTTGTTGTATGGGTACAGAGGGTTGTAGGCTGGGTAGGGCTCAGACCAGACACCACCATTGGCAGTCGGGATGTTCTTGTCCAGATTGGCCTTGCGTGCTGCAATGACGGTGTTAGCAGTGTCATAGCGTGCGACTGCTGGTGTTGTGGGTTGATTGAGCTCAACCACATTGGGATGACGAAGGCTCTCAAGCACGGCACTGTTGGCAGTGTTGGCCTCAGCGATGATAATGCCTGATCCATCAGTGTTGTACACTCGGCCAACTGGAATCTTGGGTGCCTGGGCGATAGTCGCCTGATCACGAAGATCATGGAAGCCAGAGCCAGTTGATGGTGGGTTGCTCTCGATGCCAGGGATGACACCGATGACCAGAGGCACTTGCTTGGCACCATCCAGCCAGAAGCCGAAGACCAGATCACTCTCCTTGGGCGTCGAGAATGCCTTGCCTGAGGTGTCAGCGATGACAGTGGCCCATGGCAGGTTGATGGATGGAATCTCAGTCAGGTTGGGGTTGTGGACACCATACACGCGGACCTGGACTCGGCCAAGCTCCAGAGGGTCTTGACGGCTCTCAACGACACCAATGAAGGTGCCTTGGAAGTCCTCACCAGCGAACCACTTGTTGATGTTGCTCACTGTTGCACCAGCTGTTGCAGTGTCGGTGAGCCAGTGGATGGTGTTGGCAATGGTGAGGAGACGCTGTCAGACAGCAGCTCGATGACGGTGGAGGCGATGTCATTCACGAACTTGTGATGGACACTGGACACGATGAAGCGCCCAGTGCGGTATGGGTCATTGGACAGAGTGGAGTCCTGTATCTCTTGCTTCGGCATTGCCACACCCACGATCATGCCAACCTTGAGCTGAATGTCACCTGGAATGACACCGATGAGCTTGAAGGTGTTGAGTTGGCCGAGTCTTGAGATGGTCTGAGGCAACCAGCGTTCGAGTCTTGCTGGGTTGAATGTCGGATCCGCATCAGTCGTGATGGCGAACTTGATCATGTTCCCATCGGTGTTGTAGACGCTCTGGCCCAGCCGGTTGGTCATCTGGTTGGCTGGGAGGTAGTTGTTCAGGATCGCATTGTTGGCGAGTGATGTCACGTTGAAGTTCATGATCTTGAAGGTTCGGCTCACGATGTCATAGGTCGCGAGCGTGGATGAGAAGGCTCCAGCACGTGTGACCTTGAGGAGGTCGAAGTCCTGAACGACGTTCAGGACCAGGAAGGTGTTGATGTTCTTGGTGTTGTCAGTGTCCAGAGTGACGTTGTAAGTGTAGATCTGGTACATCGGGTTCTGCAAGAGGGTCTCATAGGCCACGAAGTTGAAGCCATCGCGGTTCTCGAAGAACAGCCAGAGGTTCTTGTTCGGCCCATAGCTCCTCGGTGCCAACCATGAGATGGCTTCCAGTGCACTCATGCGTGGGATGATGATGTCACAGACGCCTGATGTCGGATCGATCTGGTTGATCTTGCTCGTCTGAACCTGCAGCTTGTTGGTCAAGAGGTCAGTCACGATGTCTGAGATGGCCATGCCCTTGTATGACTTGGACACGAGGTTCTGGGTTGAGATGAACAGCTCCTCACTGCAGAAGTGGACTCGGTAGTTCTGAAGTCCATTGGATCCCAGTGTTCGGTCACCGATCTTGTAGATGCGGAAGGTCTTGACGATCGGGCTGTTGAGTGATGGCTTGTCGATGGACAGCTGCAGCCACTCATTGCCATGCATTCCATAGCTCGAGATGAGGTCCAGAGCATCACCCATCAGCATGTCACCTGTCATGACTGGACTGAACATGTCTTCGTAGAGGTTCAGCTCAACCACGAGACCCTTGATGTCAACGACGTTACCATCGCTCGTGGTCAGGATGAGGTAGTTGAACAGGTAGTCAGAGCTGTTTAGTTGGCCGGTCTGGTCAGATGCTGTTGCCATGATCTACTCGGTGGGTTAGGAGCTCAAGAGAGACTGGAACTCAGACTCGATCTGCGAACAGTAGCTCGGGTCGATCAGGACGATCTCACGCTTCGACTCATTAATGTTGAACTCATTCTGGTAGGCTGACACAGCATTCAGTGTGGTGGTTGTCGTGACAGTGGCACCATCTGGTGTCAAGACCGTGTTGACTGACACCTGAATGGTTGGGTTCTCCAGTGTAGGGAGTGTCTGGGCCACGAGTGTGTTGGTCGCGAAGTTGTACGTGTATGGGTTGTCTGTGACTGTACTGGTGTAGACCATGGTGTTGGATGCGCCATTCAGCGTCGTGACCACCGTCTCAGTCTGCGTGATCATGGCCAGAGTGTTCTCAGCATTGGCCTGAGAGCCATACTTCATGATGATGTTGTTGGCGAACACATCGTTGGTCAGTGGCAGGTCGAAGTAGGGGTCGATGATCATGTTGGCGAACACGATGATCCAGTGTCGGAGTGGATCACCATACAGCTTGA